GCCCATATAGAAATGAACGGTGAGGTTGTTGGCATTGATGAACCATTTAGCAATGGCGAAGATGTGCCGGATGAAATAAACTGCCGTTGCACAATACTTCCAGTCATCCCAGAATAAGGAGGAATAAAGAATGCCAATAAGCTTAACAAAGGCCTACGTAAAGAGCGAATACGAGCATGAACTAGAAGCGTCAATAAATTCCAATTTATCCAGCATAAGCGCAAACATAACGACCTTGAGTAGCAACAATACAGCCCTAAACGGATTATCGACAGCGGTAGTAAATGCTGGTGTATTTACGCTGGACTTAACGACATATCGAAATTTCATCGCAACTAATGCTGATACAGCCGCCAAAACATTAAAAATAACTAATGTTCCAACTGCAACAGATACAATACAGAACTTGAACGTTAAATTAACATTCAGCGCAACTGCAACATTTACCTACACAGGAACAATAACATGGAGCATAGGCACAGCATCATCCACTCTGGCTCCTAATCCTACAGCAGTAGGAACATTTATCTTAAATCTAAAAAGTTTTGATGCCGGAACAACTTGGCTTGGCTCTTATGCCGGACTTTATTAAGGAGGAATTATCATGATTACAGATAAATTAGACATGTGTAAACAAGAAATAGCCCAAAAAGAAATGGCCTTAATAGTCGGAGGATTTCGCCAAGCCCTTTTAAAACACTTTGAAGTGGTAAATGCCAATGCCACGAGGTTAATAAATTCAAGGTGGGGTGATACAAATGGGGCTATTCAATGAACTTGCGGCAGGTTCAAGTAAATTAGTCAACTCATCAAGTGCAACCGTGAATATTTTAAGTTCGATAACCGATGCTTTAAAAACTATTGATATTGACCTAGAAGAAGTATACAGGGGACATAAATTTTGGGCAGGCACAACTATTACTGTTGGAGCATCGGCAGATAATACTGCATATATTTTAGGCATTGTTTCTTCCCAGGTGACATTTATGCACGAAAGATATATACAGGCAATTTCATCGTCTGTCATATCGTTGCAAATAGATTTGTATGAGGATGTTGCAACTATAACTAATAGTGGAAACATGACATCATTTTGCATGAATCGAAATTTAACAAGCATTGGAACCTTTACCTTAAATAATGCACCTGCTACAATTACTGCTTCTGGAACATTATTGCCATCCACCAACTTATTGAAAAGTGCAACAAATTTCGCTTCTTCCGTTTCTGCCGATTTTAATTATGGGATGAAAAATAATGTAAAGTATGCTCTTAAGATAACAAATAGTGGAACTTCTACGGCGACATTAACATTTACGTGGACATGGAATGAATTCAGCACTTAAAGGATGATAATAAGATAAGCAAGATAAATAGAATTTTACAAGTGAAGTGAAGCAAATTGATAGTTAATTTAAAAAGAAGCATCCTGATCGGGGGTGTTTTTCTTATGCCTAAAATTAAGGGAGTTGATGATATGCCAACTATGTTTAAGTCAATGCCAATGGAAGCAAAGGCAAATTCAACAGGCAATATAGTGTTTAAAATTTCAACTAATGTACCCGATAGGGATTCCGACATCCTTGAGCCATCGGGTGTAAAATTGGAAAACTATAGAAATAATCCTGTGGTCCTTTTTGCTCATGATTATTCAAGTTTACCTGTGGGTAAATCTCTTTGGGAAAAAGTTTATCCAGATTATATTGAATCCGAGGTGGAATTTGCCCCAACTGCCTTTGCCCAAGATTGTAAGAAACTTTGCGAAGGAAATTTTTTAAACGCGGCCAGCGTTGGATTTATTGGCATAGAATCCGAGCCAATTGATGGTAGCCAGTGGGGGAAACGTTATACGAGTTGGGAATTATTGGAATGGAGCGTTGTCCCTGTTCCGTCAAATTTTGGAAGTTTGATTCAAAATGCGAAGGCAAAAGGCATTAATCTAGATGCTATAGAAAAGGAGTTGAATCAATTGGAGAACAAGTCAGCAATCCCCTACAAGAAATATCCTCTTGCCGATGAAGGAACAACATGGGACGGACCTACTGAAATTGCGGCCGCATCTGTTGACGATCTAAAAATTATGTGTGCATGGGTAGATTCCACAAATGCCGAAAATAAGGGTGCATACAAACTCCCACATCACGAACAAAGTGACAAGAAGACAGTTTGGCGAGCCGTTGCCACTGCTATGGGAGCATTACTCGGGGCAAGAGGCGGAGTCGATATCCCTGAAACTGACAGAAAAGCAGTTTTTTCGCATTTGGCAAAACACTATGACGACTTCGGAAAAACTGCACCTGATTTTAAAAATTATTCTGGAGCAGAATTCAAGGCAATGTTTCCTGAAATTAAAACTTTTGATTTACAAAATAATGTTGGAGTATCGGAAATCATTGATGCCATAGAAGACTTAGTTGACCCCTTGGACACGGAAGAATCAGGAGTCGAAGAATTGTATCCAGTAAACTATCCAAATGGTTATGTAATCATATTCAAGGGCGATGATGAGTTATTCCTTTATGAATATACCTATGATTCATCAAGTGATGTAGCGACCTTAGGAACAAACCCCGTGCCTATTGAAGAGGTTTACTTACCTAAATCGTTTAAGCCAAAAGGAAAATCTGGTGCAACGTTATCAGCACAAAACCGAGAAACATTAACTGGAATTCATAAGCAAATCGAAGGTTGCCACAAGGACATGAAAAAGTTTTTGGACGGAACAATGCCGATGGAACCAGGTGGAACCCCGATGGATACCGCAAGCATGACATCGCAGATGACAATGTCGATGAATCCAATGATGTCAGGAACCAGAACAGTTCCATTAATGGAAACAACGATAAAAATAGAATTAAGCGAAGAATTCAAGCGGGCATTTGATGAAATTAAAAATCAGATGTCTCTTTTAATTCCCAAAGTTGCAACCAAGGGTGAAATAAACCTTGATGCTATAGAGTATATCCCTAATCCAAAATACGCTGCAAAAGATGAACTAAATATTGAACCAGGGATGCTCAAAAACATGATGATAGAAATTATTAGCCAACAATTAAAGGGAGGAATTTAAATGGATATCAATGAACTTAAATCGCTTATGAATGACACTATCAAGGAGCAACTTGCACCAATTTTGGAAAAGCAAAAGGAACATGCCGAAAAGCAAGCACAATATGAAGAAACTCAGCACAAATACGCAGGTATTTTCGAGCAACAACAACAGCAACAACAACAGCAAGAGGAAAAGAAAGAGCCAAGTTTAACCTTCACACGAGCTATCAAATGCCTAACCGTTGCAAAGAATGATCCTGAAAAAGCCCTGTTTATTGCTAATGGGGGCAATGGTGGATCATCCAAAGGCATGTATCCACAAGACAAGCAAGTCCAGGCATTGCTCAAACAGTTATCTGCCACAACTCCTTCTGAGGGCGGTTTCCTGATTGGTGAGCAATATTCACAGGACATTATCCCGCTCTTGCTGTCTAAAACGGCGGTCATGGAACTTGGGGCCCGCCACATTCCGATGCCACGCGGAAATATCAATATCCCTAAACTTACTGGTGGAGCAACATCGACGTATGTTGGAGAAAATCAAAACGCTACTAATTCCAAGCCAAGTTTCGGAAGTATCAAGATGAACTCCAAGAAACTTGTCACACTCGTACCTGTTTCCAATGATCTCATTAGGGACAGTTCCCCTGCTGCCGATATGTTAGTCAGAGACGATATGGTCAATCAAATGAAACTCAAGATTGACTATGTCGCCCTTTACGGAGAAGGCACAGCCTTCACTCCATTAGGCATTAAAAACGGTGTAGCCACGGCTAATATATCGGTTGCAACGGGAGCAGCCACCTTAACCGCTGACATTCCAGGAAGTATGATTGGTACACTTATGCAGGCTAATACCCCAATGTTCTCGGTGGGTTGGATTTTCAATAGCCAGATGTGGAGTGCATTCTACAACTTAAAGACTACTACTAATCAATATATTTATCGAGCTGAAATGGATAAGAACATGCTAAACGGATTCCCGTTCAAAGTTGTCAACCAAATTACCTCCGCAAATAGTACGGCTGGTTCCACTTACTCTGACATCTTTCTTGGTGACTTTTCTGAATTTATGTTTGGAGATGAGATGTCATTTGAATTCCTAGCCAGTCAGGAAGCATCATGGTTTGATGGGACCAATTTGCAATCCTCATTTAGTCTTGACCAGACAGTATTGCGTATCACGGCCAAGCACGATATGGCACTAAGACATAATACCTCATTCCTGGTTTGGAACTATCCGAATGCATAAGGGGATTAATGAGTCCCCTTTCCCATTTTAAATTTAAGGAGGAATTTCAATGCCAAGCAGACGTAAATTAATTGAACAGGTAGTAGGTAAATATGCTTTAAACGGTGAAGCGATTTCAGCCGCTGGAACTAGTGCCCATGTGAGTGCAGCAATTGACCGCATGGGTTATGAATCGCTATATATTAGTCTGCAACAAATGGGAGCCACTGGCCAGTTAACTTCTCAATATACCGCTGTCACAGTCTATGAAGAGGCCACCAATACCGGAACCTATACAATCAGAAATTCTGCTACCGATACTATTTCATCTACATTCACAACTAGTTCAGCACAAACCGCAGGTGAGTTTGTTGATCTGGCAGGATATAAGAGATATATTAAGCTCTATATTACTCCTAGCGGAGCCATGACTAACACGGTAACGGTTTCTCTTGCCGCCATCCTTGGCGATAGAACCGCTGTCGATGAACCAGCTACCTAAGAGGTGATGTAAATGCAAAAACCAGATAAGGATAAAATGGTTAAACCTGAAAACAAGAAAAAGCCATCAAGTGAAAAAATAGTATTAAAGTAGGGGGCGAGCAATCGTCCCTTTTCCATTAAATTTTGGAGGGGGATGCGATGCCCTTAATTGACCAAGCTTTAACGACAATGAATAGTGTGAGGCTTTTCCTCAATATGTATACGTTAACCGCTGTAACAAGTTCAGAAACGCTAACGGCAGACACGGCGACCATTACTTTTAGCTTCGCTCATACCGATTTAGCCGCAAATTACTTCGGGACATTTTATCAACTAGGAGTAGCCACAGCTACCGCAACAGCATCAGATTCTATTTCTACAGCCGTAATGACAATTGATTACGTGGCAGGAACGACAACTTTTACGGCCACCAGAACCGGAGTAATAACTGTTGCAAACTACAAATATTTTGCATGGGATTACAGCATGGATAATCTGCTTGAGCGGTATATAAATGCTGCGTCCACAATGGTGTCCAAATATTGCAATCGCCTATTCATAAAGGATACCTATTCGGAATTTTACAAAGGCAGTGGTAGGCAAAAGCTTATCCTGAAGCAGTATCCAGTAAATCAAATCACTTCAGTAAAAGTTGACAGTGCGTCATTTACTGCTGGGACGGATTATGTCACGAGCGACCAGACTTATCTCGATCAAGGCATTGTGTTCAGGAATATCGGTTGGACGTGGTATGGGTACCTAACAGGGCTTGTGGGTGAACCTACAGCACCAGTGGACAATATCGAAGTGGTTTATTCGGCAGGATATACCCTATCGCCAGAGATATCAAGAACGTTACCTAATGATTTAGAAGACGTTACGATTGATATAGTGGCGAGTCTCCATAGTCAGCAACAAGACCGAAGTGTTGGGTTAAGTCGATTGATGGAAGGAAAACTGATGCTCATTTACAACAATGCTCCCCTAATTCAGCAGTATGCCTATGTACTAGACGCATATAAACGACAAATTTTTTAGAGGTGATGCTATGAAATTAGATATAACCGTAACTGTTCAAAACAAAATCACTACTTTTGATGGGGAAGGGATTCCGGTTGACATTTGGACAGCATCTCAGACCATTGAAGCGTCACATAAACAACCTCTATCTGGAGAAATGGCATTTAAGGATTATGGAATCTCTTCCGCAGGGGAAATGAATTTGTTCTTTTTGAAAACATCAACTTCGGCAAAAGAAAATGGACGAATCATTGACAACGATGGAACCTATACCATATATCGTATAGAAAAATATCCCATTCATTATGAAGTAATCGTCAGACCGGTGGTGGATTGATATGGCAGTTGAAGGTGCTAATCAGATTTCGGAAAGGCTTAAAAAGATTGGATCAGAAACTAAAACGGCTATCGAGGAAGCACTTGTAACCAGTGCTTTAATTGTTGAACGTGATGCAAAAATAAATGCTCCCGTCGATACGGGCCGACTTCGTGCGAGTCTGTCACACACAACAGAGGACTTCGGCTCTGATAATCCATCCGTGACAATAGGGACGAATACGGTTTACGCAGCCGCACAAGAATTCGGAACCTCTAAGTTTCCCGCTCAACCATTTCTCTTTCCTGCATTTAACAACAATAAGCAAAAAATCCTAAAAGAACTAGCCAAAGCATTTAAGAAAGGTGCTGGCTTGTGATGCAAAATTTAAAATCAACTGTTTTGTCGGCACTGCAAACCGCCTCCGCTCTGTCAACTCTGACGGGGTTTTATTTTCAATATCCCACTGCTTTTACCAACCTTCCACTTTTAAGCTATTTTGAACTTGGCAATGTTGGCAATCTTTATGCCGATAATCAGGAAATAGGAAGCGAGATCATTTTCCAGATTGATTTGTGGGGGAAAACAAGTCTTTCGAATTACGCTTTAGCAGTTGATTCGGCCATGACGACATTGGATTTTGTTAGAATATTTTCCACAGATTTGTTCGAAGTTGATACTCAGATTTTCCATAAAAGCATGAGATTCCGCAGGGATTACAGTGATCCTAATTTCTAAGAAACACTTCAAATAAAAAATAAGTATTGGCACTCATTTAATGGGTGTCTTTTTCATGCCCGAAATCAAGAAGGATGGTGATTAATTTGTCCAAGAAGGTACTTATTGGTCTCGACCAGTTTTACTATGCTCTCCTCACCTCAGACACCACGGCAGGAGTTACCTATCAGACACCTGTACCCCTACGAGGGGCTATCAAGGTATCTTACAATCCTAATTCCAAGGTAGAGACACTGTTCGCCGATGACGGAGCATATGACACGGCTGAGACTATGGGTGAGATTGACCTTGATGTTGATATCGCCGATATATCTCAGGAAGATTATGCCACATTAGCTGGTCATACCATTGTTGGGGGAGTATTGAACGAACTAACAACCGATCAACCAGTAGATTGCGCTTTTGGATTCCGCGCAAAACGATCTAATGGTGGTTATTCTTATTACTGGTTCCTAAAGGGAAAATTCAATAAACCAAAAACTGATTTTCAAACTAAGGCTGACAAAATTAACTGGCAAACACCAACAATGTCATGGAAGGGTGTCGCTAGAATATTTGATGGTCGGTTTAAATCCAGCACTCGTGATGATGCTACTGATTATACATCCGCCATTGGTACAGCGTGGTTTACTACGGTTTACGGAACTACTGCTGATACCACACCTCCAACATTTTCAAGTAGTATTCCATCTGCTAATAGTACTACTGCAACTCAAACAACGAATATCACGCTTACGTTCAGTGAGCCAATACTTTCCAGCACTATTACGTCCGCAAATATCATGCTTATTGCCACTACAGCTTCAACAACGATTACAGGTTCCTTTACCGTAACGAGTGGAATTGTGACAATGACGATATCTGCATTACTAACAGCATCAACCAGTTACAACATCATACTAGGAACAGGCCTGAAAGATTATGGTGGGAACAGTCTATCTGCACCACAGACATTCAAGTTCACGACTTCAGTATAAGGGGCTTAAAATAGGCCCCTTTTTCATTTTTAAAAATAAAGGAGTGTTTTAAATGAGAAAATTACTTGCAAAAGATGCATTTAAATTAATAAAAATCATTAAAAAACTTGATCTAAAAACAGCTTTAAAAGAAATGTATTCAAGTAAAAAGGTCAAAGATAAAGATAGTAAT